TGTCAATAGGCAAATGTGTCCCCAGAACCTTCATCTGTTTTCGGTAAACAATGATCTCCACCTAATGGTGGACACAAATCATCAGGAATTGCAAGGTCTGGTGTGTGACATATCACCAATATATTATTGATGCTTATTGTTTCTCCTGTTGGTATTAAACCGCCACCTTTATGATTAACAATGTCTCCAGCGACTGCCCACAATTTGTTATTTACAAATACAGTGGATTGGCCTATAACATCTGTGGTTCCGCCACATTTTCTTTTATCTCCATGTCTATGTGCTGCATATGGCATTATTTTTTATACCCCGAAGCATCATATTCAGGATTCAGGTCAATTCTTGGTGCCTGTTGGACCAAATGTTTACCTGAACCAATATAGACATTTTCTTGTGCATTGAGGTTGATGTTCTTAGCATCAAATTCAATGTCACCATCTGTTTTAAATTTGAGGGAACTGTTACCCTCAATAGTAACTTCATTATATTCATTCACATGAATTTTAACTCCACCAACCACATTGACTGTGGTTGGCTTCGTTACATAGACTTCATTCTTTTTTAGATTTTTTAGCATTACTAACTCCTGTAGAACCTAATCCACCACGACGATTAGCCTTAAGTCCTGGCTTATCTTTAATTTCTGTAATCTTATATTGCTCTTGTTTAATTAGTTCGCCTTGAGCAATACGTGATCCATTTGTGACCCAAAGACCAACTGTTGAACGATTATATAAAAGAATGAAAAGTTCGTCTGTGTAATCAGAATCAATTACAGCTTCACTATTTGCAAGAATGATACCATTCTTCAATGATAGACCTGATCTTGCATGTAGCCGAACAGAGTATCCAACAGGAATATCAAGGATAAGTCCTGTTGGAACCATTACTCTTTCACCCGAATTGATGAATACATCACCCTTGGGTGTAGGTCGGGTGAATGGTTTGTTTGTCTCATTATATCCAGTATAGTTTTGCTTACCTGCACCTTGATAAGCAATATCAAAACATGCAGATTGTTCTGTAGCAAATTTTGGTAGAACAATATCAGGATGCACTTTATACATACCGAGATTCAAAGCCATAATATATCTCCTTTAATTATTTCTTTTTACGAGGGGCCTTTTTCTTATCTTTTTCTTTGAAGACGGGTTGGCCATCATTGGTCCACTCAACTTCAACATTTTTGTTCTGTTTTAGATCAATCTTGGGCATATTTTCTTTCACTTTTTCATATGCATTTACTACCCAATCTTTAAGTCTGTTAAACATTTTGTCCTCTATTATTCCTTACGTTTTGATTTACCTATGGTATATTTTGTGACCAGATTCCAATCAGATTTTTCTTTGTGAGATAGAACCTTAATCTGGTTTAGTGTAGTGACAGGATTTTCTGTCTTACTTTCATCTGCTAAATCTAGCAATTCCCATTCATGAAGAAGATTTGCGATTGTATTTCTACGAGCCTTATCATCATGTGTAAAGTCTGATTTCTTACCATCAAGAAGAAACATTTCTTTGAAATGAACGATATAGTATTTACCTTGTTTATGTAAAATATGACAAGATTGATATAGTGTTTTGTCTTTACGTGAAGCAACACCAATCCTAGATAATGTTTCTCTGATTTTTAGAAAGTCATCAGGATGTTCTAGTTTTACTTCCACCAGATCGCTTAGATTTATCATTTATACCACCTTTTTCAAGTTTATTTTTTATAATTTCAATTTGAGCATCTGATAGAATACCTAAAATTTCTTTGGCTTTATCATTAGATACATTATAGTATTCTTTGATATAGTCAAGATTTTCTAAAGATTCTTTCTTATGCCATTTTTGAAATGGTCTCTTATATGGACGTATAGTATTTAGATAATACTGATATTGTAGAAGTTTGTCTAGACCAGGGTGATTATTCATTTCATTAGCATATAGAATACAATCATAATGAAATGATAGGGCTTTATTTACGACATAAGGCACATAGTCTTTTTCATTTTCTTCAGATACTACAGAAGATTTGTTCTGTAGTATTGAAGGAAGGATTTCTTTGAAAATGTCTGTCATTTAACCTCACAATCTACCATGATTTCTGTCAGACATGCTACAAGATTAATTTCTTGGTCAGCAACAAATGCTGATTGATACTGATACTTAGCGATAATTACGACTGCCTGTGGAATGCTCTCCGGTTTGAGATAATCATACAGTCCATCGTAAATTTTACGATACATTCTTGCAGGATCAATATCAGAATTTTGTGCGACCCATTTACGCATTTCAGAAAAATTCTTATCTTTCAAATTCTTGATAAGATTATTAAGATTACGAACATCTGCCATCAAAGCTACAACAGAAGCATCAATAGTACCACTGGATGCATATCTCTGCAACTCATTTAGTGTTCTACGATAATCAGGAAAAAACTTCTCTACAATCTTAATTAGAGCTTGTTTATCGTATGTAATATTTTCTTTATTGAGAATAATACAAACTTTAGTGAAAAACTGTGCTGCCATTCTTGGCTTTTCATCAGGCTTTAGTGTAAAATCAACAACAGAACACCTAGAATGTATTGCATCAATCAACCGAGACTTGAAATTACAAGTAAAGATGAATGTGCAATTACTGGAAAATTCTTCAATCATTCCACGCAAAGCAGCTTGTGCATCTGGTGTGATATAATCTGCTTCATCAAGAATAATAACTTTCTTGGTGCCAGAAAATGACATTGTTGATGCATAGTTCTTAATCTTGGTTCTTAATGTATCAATACCCCTTTCTTCAGATGAATTGATAAACATATAAGAAAGACCAACTTCCTCACACATGGCAATCGCTACTGTCGTTTTACCAACACCAGCAGTTCCTGTTAGCATTAGATTTGGAATGTTCTTATTATTCACATAGTCCTGAAAGACTTTTTTGAGTCTTTCAGGAAGAACACAATCAATTACCTTCTTGGGCCGATACTTCTGCGACCATAGAAATTCTTCATCATTGATCATATTTCACCTTTTCATAATGTACTAAAGGATTACTTCAAGACAAGTTCATAAAATTCTTCAAAATTCTTGTTTTCTTCCACCTCTGAATTAAAGTTTGCTTTGTGATGTGCTTTGGCCATGCGACGAATAAGTTTCTTATCCATCCCAAGTTTTTCAGCAATTTCTCCAATAGCTTCCTTTTGAAGTTCGCGTTCAGCAGATACACGAGTCATAGAGTTATCAAGTTCTTGGATGACCTTTCGTAATTCTTGCTTCTGATCTTGTGTCAATGAATTTACCGATACATATGTTGCAGACATTTTTCACCTCATTTTGTAAGAGCAATAAAATATTTTAGAGTTCGTGTCTTTGACGTGAAAGACGCATATGCCCCATCTCTAACCTTAACAGAATAGTCATCAGAAATCAACTTAAGATTTTCGGTTTTGAACGTGGCAACAAAGTCTTTCCCATCATATGATGTAAGTTTAGATACCGCATAGTTGGCTGAATCACTAGATTTATCGTGCACCTGTGCCAATAGTTCAGAGTTCTTACCAATGATAGAGAAATGTGGAAGACTATTCATAGATGCCAGCCGCATCATTTTAGTAATCAAATCTTTACTCAAATCAAATGTTGCTACAGGACTTTCAATATCCAGAGACTTATTTGATGGTGGAGAAACGATGACGGCTTCACTACAAGGGTGAAATGTCATACTTGTAACATCATCCGACATAATCATATGTGTATCTGAAAATTGTAGTTCTGGATTAGATAGAGCTGTAATATTACCCAAAAATTGATTTAGATCATAGATTGGAAACTTCTTAGGTAAGGATTCTGAAATTTCAGCCTCAACCACAATAGTCATATCAGATGACATGGTAGTTTGCATTTTACCTTCTCGTAAAACGAGAGAACTATTGATTGTTGAGAAGTTTTTAAGAATAGTCATTGTGTCGCTTGATAGTTGCATTACAACCTCCATTTATTGGATGTTCGCCTATTATACGGACAAACATCCGATCTGTCAATGTATTTTGCCTATTGGTCCTTGAAAAATATCAATCATATGTTGAGAATGTGCGACAAGTTCCGCCTTACTACCGTTATTGTCCAACACATAATCAAACTTGGTCCCAATCCAAGAAGTTTCTGATGGATGGATACCAAAAGACCTTAGTTCTTTTTGATATGCAAAATTGGTAGAATAATTAGCTTTCAATGCAACATCATACCATTCTGGGTCTGGCCCTCTAGAAACTCTGACTATAAACCCATTATTTTGTCTGATGAAATCAATTTCATTATCAAACCTCACATCAGCGACTACAACATTCGTATGATTTCGCATACGATTTTCTAGTGCATAAATCCAGATATTTTCTGAGAAGGAATCCCGACAAACTTCTGTTCCAAATCTTTGAAGAACTTTTCTTGGTGTAATAGAATGCCCAAGTCTATTGGACCAAAAAGTATCTTCTCTTTCTCTGAAATCTCTACTTTCATCAGTATCACCTTCAAGAAGATGCCTGGGCCACCCAAAAATGGATGACACAGCATCTTTCAATGCACCAGCAAAAGACAACTTTGTGAAATTATACTTATCAACGAGAGTGTCCGCAACAGTTCCTTTTCCAGAACCAGCAAATCCTACAAGACCAATCAACATCTTTATCTCACCTTCATCATATATTGAACATGCCTATTATAATTGGCCCTACCGTTAAACTTCCTATTACAACAATCACACATAATTTCTTTATGTAAATTATTGATAAGTTTGTCTATATGATCTTTTTTAAACTTTTTCCCCAAAGTAGGCGGCTTTTGTTTTTTTCTTGATTCTGACAATTTCTTCCTATGGCCTTCTGAAAAGAACATCTTTCTACCTGTATTTGCCTTTTTGATAGCAAGAATGGTTGCTTCTGCATTAGTAATTTGTCCTGACAAACACAACCATGCAATACGGTCCTCTTCATGCCCTAAAATTTCCCATAATTGTTTATGTATAGCAGCATGTTCTTCAATAGTTACTTTAACAAGATTAGACGGATCATCTGTTCCGCCCATATGTTTAGGTATTATATGGTGCTTGTGATAAATAGTCATGGCTGATACTCCTAGTAAGTATTAGAGTAGGTGGGAGGTGGTAACTCCGCGACCTACGCATATTTATGTAAAACCGAGTGTGTCATATACTTCCGGTAATGGCAGCTATCTTTGGCATATCACCCTTGAATCCATATGTTCCAACGTGCTCAGTTTTCATCCACGGACAAAGATAAATTTTACCTCCTATATTCCTATAGTATTGACAAAACATATAATCTTCCGACAGATATCTATGTGAGTCTGGATCAATGACCGTATCAAAATACGCATGAATGTAGCGAGTGCCGTCAAAATTGGCTTGTCCAAGATGGTCAGGTTTATAGTTTAGATGTGGATATTCCTCTTTGAATTTCTCAAAGACTCCACGCTTTACCATCATGAAGCCTGTACCAATTTCCATAACTTCAAGTGGTTCTGTCACCTTGAATTGTTTCGTACCCGGAACTGGATTAAATACATACTCACCAGTTACACCTTCAAGTTCACCGGCATTGAATTTTGATTCATCAAAATTTGGATCATTCAAAAGCTTCTTGGATGCATTCCATACAGCATTCCAATTGATAGACTTCTTGGGGTATGGACCACCAATAATATCTTTATCTAGTGCTAGTAGAGCAATAACGTCATTAGGATCAAAGTTAATATCAGAATCAATGAATAGAAGATGAGTAAAACCTGAACGAAGAAATTCATCCACTAGATAGTTGCGGGCTCGTGTAATAAGAGATTCATTAAACAAGAAAGAGAATCTAATTTCTATACCGTATCTCATACATAAGCCTTGAAGGTCAAGGCAAGATTTCATATAAAGGCCAACACAGTTTCCACCATACATAGGTGTTGCAATGAACAACTTATTCTTCCTCAAGTCTTCTGCTTTAATTTGTAATTCCATACTTTAGTCGCTCCTTATAATAGTTAAAACCATATCAGTATATATTATACAAAAAAGGTGGCTGGTTAAGCCACCTTTAATTTTGTCAGAACGCAACTTCTTCGGTTGTTGATGCTGGTACGGCACTCTCGGCTGGAAGAGGATTAATTGTTTCATCCAACTTTTTGTAAAGGTCCATGAAAGAGTTCTTGGTATCAATATCAAATCGGTTGAGGCAAAGATTGATTGCCTTTTCACGATTGTGAGAGAAGATAACATATGCCTCACAAATATGAACGAGACGGCGAGTTGAAATAATATCTGACACAGCACCTTCAGCAAAAGACTTCCGAATAACATCGGCCCAAGAAACAAGTCGGTTAATGAAATCTGCATTCTTATCGTGTGTAGAGCCGAGTGAAGAAAGAAGATTGGTAAGAATTTTCTTTTCAACTCGCTCTTGAGGATATTCTTGTTCCATTGTTACAGAGAAACGCTCAAGAAAAGCCTCGTTCATAACATTGGTTCCAACGAACCGACCATCATCAGAACCTTTACCCTTTGTATTTGCAGTTGCGACGATATTAAAACCCTTGGCAGGTGTAATGAGTTTGTTGATCTTCTTCAAGAAGATTGGCTTGCCTTCAAGCACGGGCTGAAGACACATCAACTTATTTGAGCCAAGATCAACTTCATCAAGAAGCAGAATAGCACCTCGTTCCATCGCATGAACTACAGGACCATTTTGCCAAACGGTTTTGCCGTCTTGAAGACGGAAACCGCCAATCAAATCATCTTCATCAGTTTCAATAGTGATATTGACACGAATGCATTCACGCTTTTCGGCAGCACAAACTTGCTCAACCATCATAGTTTTACCATTACCAGAAAGGCCGGTAATATACATTGGATAAAACCGGCTAGACTTAATAATAGCACGAACATCATTGAAGTTGCCAAATGGCACATAACCAGAGGCTTTGGTCGGAACAAGAGAATGTGTGATATTGTTTTCAGGATTCATAGGTACAACAGCAA